CGTTGTCGTATAGCTTTTCGCCTAACATAATAACCTACTCGTTTAATCGTTTGAAATCAGATAATATTGGCTCTAACTCTGTTGGAATTCTATATTCTATTGTTGGCTCTACTTGTATAGAAGCATTTGTAACACCATTAGCTAAAGTTATAATCCACCATAAAGAAGGGTCTCCGTAATAGTCGTATGCTATTTTGTCAAAACGAGTACCTCGAGGAAAATATTTAAAAGAATCAGTATCTCTTATTGGTATCTTAGGATAAAAAGTAGTTCCGTAAACTCTGTTACCTTCTTGATTCTGTTTAATTGGTGTATCTTTATAACGCATTACGCACCTCTGTTTTCACTTTTCGCACTCTTTTCACCTATTTTCTTTATATCTTGTTCAAGTGAACCAAATCTATCTGTTGGCCTTCTTCGAGTTAAACTCTTTTTATAAAGTTCTATTTCAGATGATTTCTTTAAATCATCATAGTTAGCTTGAAATCCTAAAGAACCTACTTCTTGCGGCCCTACTGATGCACCATCACCTGATTTGAATGGTGTTAAATAAGGAATATCATAATGTTTACCAAATTGATGTGGAATGTGTTTTCCAAAATATCTAAAAGTTAAGTTAGCACTTATGTGTTTTGGAAATTGAAATCTCTCCATTTCCCAAGTAGTATTATCTTGAACATTTACTGATAATGATTGAATATATCCTGGTTGGTCTCTAAACATATCACCAACGGTTAATTCTACGTTTGGTGAAATCATAAATCCTGCAGTGCTGTACTGAGGATAACATAATCCTACAAGATAATTTAATTTTTCCATTACAAACGGCATCTCTTTATGATTGTGTGGATATAAAGTAAATTCTAATGATACATCTCTATCTACTCCATTGTAAATATAATATTTATCAGGTCTACCAAGATAACGTTGTTCAGAATATTCAGGTGTTATAGTTTCGTTAATATTATTTATTACAGCTGAAAATTGTAAATACCTCGCATTTGAATTAGCACCTTTCCATTGCTGAGCTTTAAAATAAAAATCAATAAAATCATATTGTTTAGCTTCTGCTTTGTCAATTAATGGTGTACTATTAACTCTATCTTCATATTCACTATAAAATCGTTCTTGTTTTTCAAGAGCTTTCTTTAAAGGAGACCCACCTGATAATATTCGTGCTTTATAGTCTTTAACATCTTGTTTATAATCCTCTGCCATCTGCGCTTCAATTCCTGAGTGTATTTCTACATCTGCTACAGGATTGACAGGTGCTTTTTCTTCTAAATTTTCTTTCCTAGCATTGCTGTATATGTTTCTACTTTTATCATCCGTTGCAGCATCTTTAATTTGACCATAAGTTTTAAAAGCATAATTGTTATATTGTTGTTCTAAGTCATCTGTTTTCTTATAAAAAGTAGTTGCTTGACCAGGTGTAGTTGCTTTAGTTATTATGTTATCAACGTCTTCTAATGGTCCACTTCCTTCAGGTCCTTTATACGGGTCTACGACTCCGCCTATTCTAAAATAGTGATTTGGATTATGTAATGCAATAGTACCTTTATTTAAAAGTTTATTAACAGAATTTGTAACAGCATTTCTTATTGTATTACCGACTCTTTGTAAAAGATTACCAGCTTGTGGACCTGTATTTTGTGGCTGTATGTATTGTTCAAATGGTGCGTCTTCGTTATCTACCCATTTTACTTGTAATGCAGTTCTTGATGTTGACTTACCATCTCCTATGGTTGGAAATAATGAATTAAATATTGGTTCAAGTACAGGCTCGATAAACTCAGGTGCTGAATCTTTCATAGCTTGTACAGGGTCTCTCATCAAATCTTCATATTCTATACCTAATACGTGTCTTTTCATATGATAAAAGTCAGTACTGAATAATGATATAGGATTCCATACACGAGTTTCAATCGTTCTGTTTACTAATTGTAAACCAAATTGTTTTAATCCAAATATAAGACCTTTTCCTGTAAATAGAAATTTACCTTTTCTTAAAACATCATCTATTTCTCTATGTACTCTACCTGAAATAGTGTCAGGTGTTCCTCTAACAAATCCGCCACCGATATTATCTAAAGCACCCAATACACCACCAATACTATTGACTGCAAAATCTGCTACAGCCGGCATCCAACTTGCTAATCCTGTACCACTTTGTAAATCTGCATTTGCTAAAGCACTTGTTAAATCTTCGAGTCCATAACTACTACCTACTTTTTTAACAATAAAAGGAGAGTTTTTACCTGGACTCATTTCTTGTATATAGTTTCTAAATCCTTTTTGATTTTCTTTAGATAGTTGTTGTCTTACATCAGGATTTGCTAAAGCAACACCATCACTATTAACAGGAATAATAACTACTCTGTTTTCGCCTGAGTCAGTTCCAGCGCCTTTAAATCGGTCATTAGCAAATTGTTCTAATTTTTTAGGACGTATTGTAAATTCTTTTCCATCACCATCAAAGATACTATTCTGTGTAAACGAATTAGGATATTGAATAGTACCGCCTCTTCCTGCACTAAGATTTAAATCAACACTACCGGCTTGATTATCAATAGTAGTTATTGTCGCTTTGTGTGCTGTCATATAATCTATATTAGAAGTTATATCACCCGCAGTCACATCGTCTTGTGTTATAAAATTACTTGGTGTTGTGTCCCAATCATCAATACGACTTGATTGTCTTCTAAAAGCAGTTGTTGCATTGAATCCTGTGAATCCTAAACTATTTTGTATGAATAAATTAGATTGAAAAATACTATCAGTATTGTCTAATGTAAAAGAATCGATAGTAGGATTGAAAGTACTTGACTCGCCATTAACTACTAAAAAGTCAGTATCAGATGATGGCCCAATTCCTTCAGGTGAACGACCTATTGTAAATCCTTGAACGTAAGGATTCTCTCCTGCTTTATCAAAAAAGTTTACAGGACCAGGAAAAGTATATGTTACATTACCAAAAGAAACATCATCGTTGTATTCTCCTAAATCGTTAAATTGTGTCGATGTCATATTAGGAGTAAATCCATTTGCAAAAGTATCTTCAATAAAGTTTTGTGATGAAGTACGTAATCCGTATCCTACTATCACTTCTTGTATTGGTAATGGTTCTTCTAATGGTCTTTCAAAAGATTGTTGACCTGTTATAACAGCACCATTTGCTTGATACGATTGTGGGTTATTCATAGAACCAAGTAAACTTCTTGGCGAAGACTCAGGGTCATTAGTGTTGAGTCGTGTTTCCATATCGATTGTATCAAATTGACCAATCTTACCGTACTCTCCTGAAATATAACCTCCTATATTTTCTATACCATCTAATAAGTCTTTTAATGCCATATTATCCTTCTGATATTGCCTTCTGTACTCTGTTAGCTGTATCTGCTGTTGCTATTATTTGCTGGTCTGCTTTACCACGTAATGTTTCTGTTTGTTGTCTTATAGCCGCACCAACTTCATCTCTTAAAACTTTTACTAATTTATCTGTATGTAAATCAAGAGTTTCTTGTGTTCTCTTATCTGCCGCTAAAAACATATTGTCACCTAAAGATGCGTTGATTCCTACTCCTTGTCCATCGTTTACACCTTTTCGTGTGACTTCAAAGTTTTCCATTCTGTTACCTGCCATACTACCAAGTTTTCCACCTAATGCGGCTCCTGCGATAGTACTACCACCTACTATTGCTAAAGACTTAGCGGCGTTCTTTGCTGCGGTTTTAACAAAACCAAATCCTGCTAAAAGACCAGGACCTATTGCTACAAGTAATCCTACTAAACCACCCACAATAACACCTAACGCAGTAGCATTCCCTTTTATAAATTCATATACTTGACCGCCTTCTTTTGCTTTATCATTAAAAATATCTTGACCTTGTATAACTTTTTGTAGTTCTTCTTGTGATAATCCAAAAGCATTTGTTAGTGCTTGTACCTGTGCAAAGTTTGCTTTACTTAAATCAAACTGACCTCCAAGTTGTCTTTTTATTTCAGTTGCTAATTTTGCTGAGTCTCTTTCAAATGCGGCTTGTCTTGCGGCGTTTAGATTTAAAGTCTTACCAAATAGAGTTTGTAATTCAAATTCTGAAGATATTGATGATTCTAAATCTAAAAGACTTTCTGCAATTTTATTTAATGCTCCTGCTTCGATACCGAGTTTTCTCATTTGGACCGCCGCTTTACCAATCTCTATTGCACTCTTACCAAAGAAAAGTGCTTGGTCTCTTGCGGCCATAGCAACATCATCAAATACTTTACTTTTTAAAATTCCTTCTTGTTCTGCTAATGCTTCTAATGATTTTATTTGTTCTATTGCTTGTTCAGATGAACCTCCTGCTACTAAAGTTTGTAGATTTAGTAGAGTTGCCATATTCTCAGCTGATGCTCCTGATAAAGCAGTTATGTTACCAAATTGTCTTGCAGTTTCAAAACTTAAATTTGGTACTCTACCCATAGTTTCTGTTAAAGATTTTATAGCATCTCTTGATTTTTGTCCATCACCTAATAATGCACCCATACCTAATGAAGCAGACGCCATTTGTGCTGATAAAATAGTTGAGTCTGTTGCAGTAACACCTAATTCTTGTCTAAGTTCTTTTGCTCTAAGAACAAACTCGGTCATCTTTTTAACTGCAAATCCTAAAGCAACTCCTGCTAATGTAATTGGGTTTAAAAATATATCAGCAAAATCTTTTAACTTATTTTTTAAATTATCTATTTGGTCAAAGAAAGGGAGGTTCGCATTTAAAGACTCATTTATTCCATCTGCATTTTCTCTTGCGGATTGAAACCCTTTTTCAAAATTATCAAAATCACTTGGGTCTAAAAACTCTCCAAACTTTTCTTTTAATTCTTCGAGTTTATCGTCAAACTCTTCTGTTATAAATGTTCCGTCTTGTAATTGGTCTATCGAATCTTGTCGTAACTTTTCTAAAGCACTAAATCCTCGTGACTGCTCAACCTGTCCATTTTTCCTAGCTGTGTTTGCGGCGTCTATTAAAGCTGTAGACCTTGCATTTACACCTAAGTTTTGTAGAAGTAACGATTTAGAATCTTTAGCTAATTTATTAGCTTTTTTAGCTAAATCATTACGAGTTTTTATATCTTTGATTTCTTGCGCTTTTGCTTGTTTTGTATCTTTTTCAGCTATTGCTATCGCATCAGCGAGAGATAATTCTTTTTCTTTAAGTTTAACTAATTCTTGGTGTGCTTTAACTCCTAATATTCCTTCTTTATTATAACGGGCCGAATTTTTAGTAATATCGTCTTGTAACGATTTTATCTTTTCAAGTTCTTGTTTTGCGGCTTTTAGGTCTTTAGGGTCCATCTATCTACTTTATAAGACCTCTTGCTCTTAATGAGTCTTCCATATCTTTGTGTGCTTGTCTTGCTGTTTTGACTGCTTTAGCAAACTTAGGGTCGTCTTTCATCATTTTTTTAGCAACTCTGTCAGCTTTACCTTGTGCTATCATACCAAAAAGTTTATCTAAAAACCCTTCTTCAAGTTGATTTTTCATAGAGATTCTCCGATTCGATTCTTATATAAATATCAAGTTATGTTAAAATTGTTTTTTAGGAAGATAATAAACATCATTATTTTCCCAATCAAAGTAGTTGTTTCCTTCAGGAGGTGATACAGACATAGACACGTATGAAACAGAAGGTATATTGAAATTATTACTTGCATCTTTTGCATCATTATACCAAGTAGCTCTTCCGCCTGATTTTACTAATGAATCTAATGATGAACTAAATTGAAACATATCTTCTGTGAAACCTGCATCCCAAAAGACTCCATCATACGTATTTAATTGACTAAGATTATCGTACCAACTTCCTGTAACGATTGTTACGTTTGGTTTGTCTGAAGCCCACGCTTGTGCTTTTTCTATTATCTGTGGATGTTGTTCACAAATTGTATGTGATGCAATGCTATGTGATTGTATGTAATTAGCACTTATACCCATTCCGAATCCTAACTCTAAAATATCTCCTCCGCCTTCACATACATATGCGGCTGATGCAGACATTATAGGTCTTTCCCAATCCATCATAACATTCACTTCATTACCTGAAGCAGGACTTACGTAATAGATTCTATGGTCTTCAAAGACTAAAGTTTGGTCTATAAAGTTGTAAGGTACGTGGTCTAAATTTGATAACGGCATAACAAGCTCCTATATGTTATATATAAATATTATTTTACTCTGTTATATTTAGAATTTGCTTTCTTTACTCGTTCATTTTCTTCTTTTTTAGCCTTAGATAGTCTTCTATAATACCATTCACGCATACCTATGGGCATAGTGTATAACTCATCAAAATTATGAAAACCTTGGCTGTAATAGCCTAATTGAAATATTTGTTCGTAGACGCTTTCTTTATATTGTGGCGTTAGGCCAAAAAAATCGAACGGTCATTGGGACCGTTACCTCCTGCTCACTTCCGTCTGCTAATTTAATTTTAGTAGAAAAATCTATGTCAGGAGCTACTTCTGTTATGTAGTCTCTAAAAGCCATTGAATCTCTTGCCATAAACTGATTATCTACAAAGTCGTCTATTTCACCACGTTTTGTTTTACCATCTACTGATTTGATAATCAATTTATATCTATTTGTCAATTCTCTTGATTGACCTGCTTTTTCATATGCTTTATTTAAATCTTCAAGTTGCTTTTCCATATGACCATCTAATATAGAAAAAACTATTTGACTTTTTGAAATTGGTGTTGTAAATTTGAACTCATTCTTGTGTGGTTCTACAAGTTTCTTTTCATCTATCCAAATCTCTTTTAAATTTGTCAAGTCAATATTTATTTCTTCATCGTTGTAGTTGATAGGATAATCTTTACCATATCCAAGTATACGTGCTGATACTAATAAAGTATTTTTATCGCCAATAATAAAATCATCTAATTTGACTCCTTCTGTAACGATAATACTTTCTAATAGTTTATCTAATACGATACCTTTTTCGATAAGGTTAGGTGAAGTAAGAATGTCTTCTTCTTTCGCCGTCATATACTTGATTTCAACTTGTCCACTCGATAATGGATGTTCTTTAGGATACACTAATCCTTTAGAAGGTAAATCTATTACCTCTGTAGGAAATTTACTCATAACAATTACCTCTTAATTAAGTTAAGAATTTAAAACTATTTATTTCCGACCAAATTTTTCTGCTGCGGTTACGCCTAAACCAATTACGGTTATATACATAAAGTTTTCAAGTATAATATCTTTTACTTCAAACTGCCAAAATGTATTTGCGACCCAACTCGCTATAAGCATAACAAATGATGCGAAGCCTATAAATCGTTTAGACGATATCTTCGCATCACTTGAAAGCATTTCTCTTAAAAAGTTCATATATTAGAATTGTAATACTGCGTAGTCATAACGTAATGTACAAGTTATGTCTACAGGTTCACTAACTGACCAATCCAAATCTCCAAAATTTGCAGATTGTATGTAAGCACCTTTTAGGTCCCACTTTTCAACAACATCACCAACAGGTCCAAGTAATTGGAATGTCACATTCTTTTTATAGAAGTCAGAGTATCCGTCTCTTCCTGTTACTGATTCGTGTCCAAGTCTAATCCACTCAATTACTGCTTGAGCACCACTTGGTACGATAGGGTCATAAAGAGTAATGTCTAAGGGCTGCCAAGAAGCTTTCCCTTTAACATATCGCTTAACATTAATATGATTTAATTCAATCTCTTCAAATTCTATTGATGGACGATTAGCCGCTCTAATTAAGAAACTCGGTACACCTTCGATTTCCATGATAAAACGATTTTTCGTTTTAGGCTCGAAAGGTGTAAAAAATATTTCGTTAGCTCCAATCAAATCAGGCATCTGTTTTCTCCTGTTAAGTTTATTGTTCTATTATAAATATACAGAAATGATAAAATCGTCACAAACAATGTATTTCTTTTTCTTAGTTTTTTCTTAGTTTTATTTTATAAGAAAAAAGGGGCTCGTAATTGAGCCCCTCAGTTCTATTAACCTCCCTTGTTATTCGGGAAATGCTGCTCCTGTTGGCAAGACAACAAAGTCAAGAACAATAAACTCAGCAGTTCTTGTAGGCTGTACGAAGATTTGACCAACTAATTGGTTTCTATCTACTACTTCAGGAGTATTATTGGAGTCATCCATTACTACTCTGAAAGCCGAAAGACCTGAACGTTGTTGTACTGATTCCATATAAGGATTGACAATGTTCAAGAAACGATTTCTTGTTGCCGCAGTATTTTGTTCGAATACTAAGAATCTTGAAGATGAAGCAATGAACTTCTTCAAGTTAATTAATAATCTACGAACATTTACTCTGTCAAGAGCAGATGGTTTTGATTGTAGAGTCTTCTGACCAAATGCTACGATACCCTGTCCTGGGAAAGAAGCAATAGGATTAACTCTACCATCATATAATTCATCTCTCTCTACGTGAGTTAACACTTTCTTAACATCAAGTGCTGAGATACCGCCTCGATTGAGACCTGCGGGTGCGAACCACTCTTGGCCTATTCTATCATTATTAGAATAAACACCCAACATCACTACTGATGGCGGAACCCACATATTAGCACTTAGTCCTGGATTTTGTATCTGAACCCAAGGAAAGTAAGTTGCAACGTAATTGTTATCTAACGATGAAATATTACTTACAGCATTACTTACAGATTCATTATACTTAGAACCATCCATTATGTAGAAAGTATCTCCACGTTGTGAAGAAATACTTATCGCTCTGTTACTAACAGATGGATGATAAGCGTGTATAATACCCGGTGTTACTAACATATTAATGTCAATAAAGTCAGGGTCTTTAAGTGTATTCAATGCTCTCTTATAAGCAACTGAACCACTTGATGTTGAAGATTGACAATCAAACCCTTGTGTGTTTGATGCTACGATATCATTACCAAAGTAAATGTTACGTGCAGGATTGTCACCATCAAATCCCCATTGCATAGGTACTTTAAACTTACGCTGTTGTACATTTGTACCTGAACCTAATGATAACAATGTTGAATCATCAGCAAATCCAGGGTCACCGCCTGCTGTACCATTTTGGTCTTCAAGTGAAAATGTTACATTAGCACCTACACCAGCATTCAATGGAATTGGAGATAAGTAAGCACTATTAACGTAATTAGTGCCACCAAAATCAAATCCATAATGCTTAGAACCATCAAATAAGCCATCAGTATCAGAAGAAGTTATGAAAGACGCAGTTGGAACATTTACACCACCTGGTACAGGATTGTAAACTTTACCAAAACCCATAGGAGCTGCGGACTTTTGCATACCTTCTTCTAATCTACTATAATCACCTATTCTGATGTATTTAGATTTGTTACCAAAATCACCATATTTAGTTATTTTACCTAAAGAATCAGTTTCTTCAAATCCATCACCAATCATAGCAACTACATAGTTAGCACTTTCAGGGTCTATATTACACCCATTAAAGTTTTCTACACTATTGAAATTACCATCTGCATTTTTTAAATAGACCGTAACGTCAAACTGAGCAAAATCAGGTGAAGTATTATTCGAAGCTGCAGCTTTTATGTTACTGATACCGATATGAATTTTATCATTCATTTCGTTACCCATACCACGAGTATAAACTCTAAACATATTACTTCCAGCACCACCTGAGAATCTTTGTGAGATAATATAAGGTGTTCTTGCTACAGAATAACTACTATTACCTGTCCAAGTATCAGCGTTACCATTTGAATCAAATGATTGTACACCATCTTCAAAGTTTAATTCAACTATTGAAGAATCTATACTATTAGCTACCGTAGTATAAGCCTGTGATGGTACCGTACCACCTTGGTTAAAATACTTGTACATATAAACTTTGTTTATATTGTCTTGAGGGTCAGCTGAAAGTGAGTTTGGGTCACCTCCTGATAAATTAACACCAACAATATTAGTAGCTGTTAAATCTGAACCTGATAAATGTAATACAAACGAACTTGAAGCGTAATGACCACTTGCTGATGCAGATGTTAAATCACCTGTACCTGCTACGTGATTTCTTGATGGAGCCAAAGTTGCTAAAATTCTGTTATCTTCGTTGCCTCCATTAAGCTGTACGTTTATTGCGTCTGCTTTATATCCTCCTATGCCTAATACTCTAACTACCGTTACACTTGGCGCTCCGCCATTCAAATATCTTTGAACAGCTAATCCTGTGTAATATGGTGTTTTACCACCTATCGCACCAAACACTGCTTCAAAGTCACTTGGACTTGTGATTACGGTAGGAGTAAATGCAGGGCCTCTAAGAGTAGGTCCGACTACTGCGGCTCCTATCTCTGCGACACCTTGCGGCAAGAACGATAAATCTTTCTCACGGGTAAATACACCCGGAGATACAATTCTTTCTGCCATTTTATTCTCCTATGAAATTTTGAAAAGGTTATTGTTAAACATATATAAATAGTTTAGAAAATTTCAAAACGTTATATTTATGCTGGTTTATTTTCTTCTAAAGGCACAAAAGTACCTGTTTTAGGGTCAAGTGTACCTGGACCATACTTATCACTTAGAATTTTTACTAAATCTTGCTCTTTAACTTGATTTTGTTTCCATTCTTTTCTAATTTCCTCTTCACGTTTTGTAATATTATCTAATCGTTCTTCTACTAAAATTTTCTGAACTCCAATATTACCTAATTCAGTTTGTAAAGAACTATAGTTATCTGCTACTTCGTTTATTTGTTTTAGTTCTTCTTCTGAGAACTTTTTTTCTTCAGCCATTTGACTTCTCCTTAACTAATTCGTTATATGTTTCTACCCATTTTTCTTTGTACTGACCATTCCACGTATTGTGCCACGGTCCTCCTCGTGTATAGTGTATTGCTTTTGGGTCTATGTTATCATTATACCAACCTTCTAACCAATTAAAAGTTGCTGGTATCTCTCCAACACACTCATCACTTGTCCATTCAAATCTATGTAACCATTTTGCGTCTTTTGTGTTAATATTTTTCACACTTAATTTTTTAATATCAGGATGTTCACAATTAAACAACATTAAACTTGACCAATTCTTTCTTGGATAATGTGTTTGTGCTTTACCATCCATCTTTGTACTCTCAGGCGGTGTATAATTATGTTTTACACACATAACAGAATACTTACTATCATAATAATCTAATAATTCATTAACATCGCATTGCCATAAAAAATCAGAATCACAAAATAAAGCTAATCCTTTGTAACCATTGAGATACGGAGTTAAAAATCTACTATAAACAAATTCTGTGCTTGATAAATAGTCAGTTCCTCTCCAATATAAGTCTTTTCTTTTTAATTCTGAAACTATAATTGGTTCCACTTCAACATTTTTGTTATATTTTTGTATAGAATACTTAGAAACTTGGTAAGGTGGATTTACAACATCTGAATATTTTTCAGAATAATCTTGTCTACTATCATATCCTATATAAACGTTCACTTACTTAATCTTTTTGCTTTTTCATTTTGTACTTCAACATATGAATCTCTGTGCCAAGCTGATATTTCACCAATTTCAATATGTTCAGGTTGATTAATACACCACATAACAATATCAGCTATTTCTTTATAAGCTAAACTTGACAATTCTGATTCAAGAAGTCCTGGATTTATATCAATTATCCTACATTTCTTGTCTGTGTTAAATCTTAAATTATGTGATAGATGAGATAACGATGCTTTTGATGCGGCATACATAAATCCTTTTGATATGTTATCGTATTTTGCTCTACTAATTATATTAACAATAGTTTTATCTTCATATTTCCACTCATCAAATACTTCGAACAATAATCGAGTTTGGTCAAAGAATGGATGTGCATTATTTATGAACAAATCACAATCTCTTATCTGATTAATTATCTTTGCTCTGTCATAATTATCTGAAACATCATAATCGTTACTTGTTGAGAATCCTTTTACATCACCA